CGCATGGGCGGTATTGTTTCCGTCTGTTTATATCCGATTTCTGAGGTGAAGTATTGTTTTGTGCAAAACGGCAAAGTTTATTTTAATTCCGAGTGGTCAGGCCTTGTGTTGCCGTTGTTGTCATTTCGCGGTACTCCTAACAGTGACAATGATGAAAAGCCCTCTGGTGTAGTTTATTCTCATTCTCTGTCGTTGCCCATTCGTTACAAGCCTTCGTGGATAGATCTTTATCTTCGTCATGGTTTTGTTGCTGTGGTTACCTCGTCTACTGGTGTTCGCTGGGTTTTCGGTACCAAGCGTTATCCATTATTTGGTCATTGCAAGCCTCATATCGGCACCACTCCTTCTGACGGTGAGTATTATTTATTGAGTTTAAGTGCCGAGTGTGACACCGAAGTAAGCCCATTAGCAGATTGATTCGTCCTTTCCCATTGCATTTTGCCATAGTAAATTTGTATAGTCAAATTTGTGTATATGGCAAAGAAACTAAAACGATGTGTGTTGTCCGACGAGAGCATTAACTGTTACGGTTATCGTGTCTTGACATCGGGCATAGACCTATCCGCCTTCCGCAAGAATCCGTTGCTGTTGTGGGCTCACTTCAGAGACGAAGGCAGTGCGCGATGGTGTAATTATCTTCCTATTGGTCATTGGGAGGATATTGAGGTTAAGGATGGAGTATTGTCGGCTTGCCCTGTTTTTGACTGTACAGACGAACTGTCTCAGACCATCTGTGACAAGTACGAAGCTGGCACCCTCTCAGCATCATCCATCGGTTTCCGAATCAAGGCTACCAGTTCCGAGAAGCAGCATCTTCTTCCTGGACAAACCCGTGAGACGGTAACCAAGTGTGAGCTGATCGAGGCATCTATTGTGGACATTCCTGCCAACAAGAATGCCTGTCGCCTTTATGACCGCTCAACATCTGCATTGCTGGCTGCAGGTGCTGAAGCTGATTTAGTGCCAGTTCTAAACCTTTCAAAGCCTATGAAATTAAAAGATTCATTAACGGCGTTGCTTTCCTTCTTGAGTATATCTAAGGAAGCAGCTCCGGAGACTGACATCACTGAGGCTCAGCTTGAGGATGTCAACAAGGAAATGGAGCGCCTTCAAGGGGAGAATGCGACTCTCAAGAAAAGCATAGAAGATAAGGATACCAAGATTGGTACTCTTACTTCTGAGGTATCTCAGCTCACCGAGCAAGTCAAGAATCTCAAGAATGCTCCTTCAAGCACCGTTTCTCCTGCTCCTAAAGCAGAACCCGAGAGTAAGACGTTGACAGACGAAGAGCAGCTGCTTGAGTTTGCAGACCAGACTGATGATACAGCAGCTGTTGCCGCCAAGATGCGTGAGCTTGGCTTTTAACAATCTAAAATAATTCTATTATGGCAGAAACAACAAAAAAGACCGTAGATGTTGCAGGCCTCAAGAAGGCTGCACAGACCTACGATAAGGTATTGCGTACCTTACCTTACTTTGCTCTTGAGTCTCTTTCAAAAGCATTGCTTTTCAATGTGAAGGAGGTGAGCATGGAAAACATTATCACTCACCAGCGTCGTCGTGCAGGCATCACTAAGGCATATAAGCCAGGCAACATTGGAGCGTATGCTGAGAGTCTTATCGCTTTTGAGAGCAGTTCTTTGAAGGTTGCAGAGACTGTGACCAAGACCAAGGATAATATCCACAACTACGACGATGTCGATGTACAGTTCCTTGGTGGTAAGCCTGTAGACAACACAGCACGCAAGCATCCTTTGGAGTACCGTATCCTCAAGGCTCTTGTGGAGAGTCATATGGAGGACATCTGTTTTGCTGCGATTGGTGGTGAACGTGACGATGCTTCCGACAGTGCTATGGCAGCTATCGACGGTGTATATACCAAAGCTGATGCTTTGCTGATTGCCGGTGAACTGACCGCAGCTCGTGGAAACTTTGCTACCACAGGAGCATTTTTGATGCCCACTGATGAGAGCGACACGTCAGCCTATGACATCCTGGTTGAATTCATTGGTGGAGCCCACGACATGTTGCGTACCTCTTACGGTGGCACTCCTCAGCTTCTCATTCCTATGAATGTGCTTAAAGCTGCTCGTGCGGCTCTGCGCTATAAGCTCAAGGCCATCAAGTATCCTACCATGGATGAGACTTTGGCTCATCTACGTGAGGATGCTTTGGCTCCCGACTTGCTCTTCAATACCCATACGGCATTGGGTCAGGGCAGCCGTCTCATCATGCAGAAGGTAGGTAACATCGACTTGGGTTGGAACACCAAGAAGGCATCCAACTTCGTCAAGATTCGTGACATATACGAAGACCCCAACGATTTCCAGTTCTGGTTGCAGGCTGGCTATGGTATGCGTATCATCGACTGGCACGAAAAGAAATTCCGTACCAACGAGCAGATCAACGATATTCCTTCATTGGCAGGTGACTATTGCACCACTGGTGCTGTCATCGCTTCTTTGGGCGATGCTCCTGCAGCAGCCCGTTGGTATGTTGAAGGTGGTATCAGTCAGCGCAGTAACGGTCAAGCCTTGATTGGTCTGGCTCCTGGCACCTATACAATCAAGTTTGTCGATGTAGACGGTTATACCACTCCGGCAGACCAATCTGTGACTGTAAAAGCAGGTGAGGACACCAAAATCAATGCGACTTACGTATCCAAGTAATCATCGAGTGCGGGTTCACCACCGCACTCCTTAACACATCAAAATATGAAACGTGATTTATTTCAAAAAGTGTCTTTCTTCGCTCTAGCCATGCTAGGCTTAGTGTTCTTTTTCAACGATACAACAGATGCAGAGGTTATAGCTGCTGCTGGTACCGCATTTTCAGCATTGAAATGGGAAGGTGGCCAGAACAATATGGGCGGTTTTAAGAACTATGTTCTTTTCTATCCAGCCCACCTGTGTACATCTGTGCCTCAATTACCAGATGATATCGCTTCGGACACCGATTATGTCGAGGCTGTAGGAGCTTTCTCCATGTCGGGTTCTGAGTCCCCTGTCTTTATCTATGCCACCGATGAAACCGTGAAATATACCGCAGAGGCAGTCGGTGAAGTGGATGGTATCTCATATGAGCAGAAAGGAGAATTTTTCTATCCTGGTAATAAGAAGGAAGCCCATGCTTTTGCCACTCGTATCAAGAACATGAAGGGTTACCTTGTTCTTGTTGACTCTGACGGCAATCAGCAGATGGTCGGCGTTCCTGGTTTAGAGGCTACCATCAAGCCAAGCTATGACGGTGGTCAGAAGCGTGCGGATCGTCGCGGCATGAAGTTCGAGTTCTCGGCTCCAAGCAATCAGACTGCGGTCTTCTTGTCTACTCCATTGGATATAGATCCTGTACTCGGTACTGCGGGATATACCCAAGACGAAGGTTAACTTTTAACTCATCAAAACTATGAACGTAAAGGAATTTCTTTTCAGTTGGGTTAGTGGTCCTTCTCGCAACTACCTGGATGGTGTGCGCTTGTTTGAGTTGCTTGCAGCTGAGACGATCAAGAAGCGTTATCTCGCCTTCTTTCGTGAGGTTTCATTTCCCCATGGCAATGATCCGCATTTCACGATGCTGTTGGATAAGCTTTCTCGCATAGCCCAACAGGTGCGAGTTTCTCCCGGTTCCTTCCCTGCTTTGGGTCAAAGGCTTGATATCAGCGAGGGCGCTTCGGTACATCAGAACAGTTCTCCTGCAGCACCTTCTTCTGATTATGATGCTCCCATTGTAATCCATGCCAAGGATTTGCCGAAGAACGAAGCTGGTTATTATGCTCGTATTCAAGAGATATTTCCTTTGATAGGAGCTCTTCACGGACAGTTGTCCTCAGAGTCACTTACGGATGGCGAGCGCAAGGATATTGCCGATGAGATTGTCTCATTGGATGACGAGCGACGTTCTTTGTGGGACAAGATAGACAATTTCATAGCCGGTCGTCCTTCGGAGTTTCATGACCGTCCTGAATATTCAGAAGACAAGTTTGTCCGTGGCCTACAGATTGCAATCCGCATCAAACAAGTCAGGAACAATATCAGCAATACGAGAGGCTCCATTACCCGATTTGGGAACGAAGGTAACGACAAAGCTCTTACCAGGGCCCAGGAACGTCTTGAACGTTACATGAAAGAGTTATCCGAGTTGGAGGCGGAAGTTGCAGATGCCGAAACAGAATCTTCAGTTTCAGAAGCTGTTCCCGAAAGCTGACCTACCGGGTATCGTAGAGCCATTTATGCATAAGGGCGAATGGGCAGTTCATCAAGTGCTGCCCATTTTGCTCTCTGCGTACGGTCCATCTTCCATCTGCATCAGTTCTTTCAACGTTTCGGAGGAGTCTCTTCGTGCGCTATTCTTCTCTCCGGACATCACTGAACTGACCATGCTGTTAGATACAACCGTACGCAGGCATAAATTGGACCTTCTGCTGTTTGCCGCAAACATTACTCCCAATATCCGTCTTGACAGCTGCCATGCCAAGATATTCTTGGCAGAATCTGCGACACGTAAGTTCGGCATCGTAGGTAGTGCCAACCTCAATCTCAACCACCGCTGGGAGAGTGGTTTTTATTTCACTGAGGGTCCGATATTCGACTTTTTCCACACCAAATTCCATGAAGCCTATGCCGATGCACTCCCCTATAACATTGTCTGAAGAGCAGCTTCTTCTTGTAGAGGAGATGGCCGGTGCTTTGCTTCCTGCCGATGAAATAGCCATCTTGTTGCTCGATACCGCTTCTGAGCAGTCTTCTTTTGTAAACATCTGTCGTAATCATGTCGACAATCCTATATATCAGGCTTTTCATCGTGGCCGTCTTCAAACTAAATTCGAGCTCCGCAAGATGGTAGTTCGTTTGGCTAAGGCTGGCAGTCCTGCTGCTGAGCCATTGGCCGACAAATACCTAAAAGAATCCAAGCTATGAGCCGTGACAGTCAGGATAAGATAAAGAAGTACCTCTTCTGTGACAAGGAAGAGTGTAAGGGTGTTCTCACCTCTCGAGAGATGGAGATGAAGCAGCGCACCATGCTTTGCGTCACGAAGCTTATGGATAAACCTACCACCATGGATTCTGAGATAATAGAATACCTGATGTGTGGTTGTGATGGAACTTGTGCCTGTGTCAGTCGCAGCCAGGCTTATCGGGATATCGCTTTTGTCCGTAGCATCATCGGCAATGTCCAGCTGGCCAGCAAGGCATGGCTCCGATACACCATTCAGCAGGGCGCTCTTGATACTTACAAGGAGGCCATGGATCACGATGATTATCGCAGTGCAGCAGCCTCCTTGAATGTGTTGGGCAGGTACACCCGTTGTGATAAGGAGGACGATGCCATGGACTGGAGTGAGATGCTACCGCCCTCTTTCGAGCCTAGCGATGACCTCACGCTTATTGAAGGTCTCGAACCCATACCTACCCAAGAACTGGAGGCACGCCGTAAGAAATTGCGTTCCTTATTCAAGGACAGGCTGAAAAAGCATTCCGAGCCTGCGGAGGAGGTTGATGATGTCTGATTCGTTTGTTTACCATCGACCAGAGCGTGTCCGGAAATTCTTCAACAAGATGCAGCGCTCTGCCATGGCCATTGCAGCCCATGACGAATATCTGATATGTTCTCGAGGTACAGGTAAGTCTGAAGGTGTCGATGCCAGATTCATTCTGCAATGTGTGTGGGAGATGCCTGGTTCGTTGGGTGCGATGCTTTCGCCTACCTATTCCAAGGCATGGAACAATACGCTTCCTGCCATTTGTCATGCTCTATCTACATGGGGTTATCGTGCCGGTGTTCATTACGTCGTTGGTCGCAAGGCACCTTCAGAACTTGGTTTTGCTTTGCCCAAGCGTCCCATGTTTTCGGAGGCATGGCACAACGCCATCCATTTCTGGAATGGCACGGTGATGATCATCCTTTCGTTCAACCAGTCTATGTCTGCCAACTCCATGTCTCTTGACTGGGTCATCGGTCCTGAGGCCAAGTTTCTCGACTACGACAAAATCAAGACCGAGGTCAACCCAGCCAACCGAGGCAACAACCAATATTTCGGCAACTGTCCCCATCATCACAGCGTCTGCTACACCACCGACATGCCCACCTCTAAGTCTGGTCGTTGGATCCTGGACAAAGAGGAGGAAATGAATCCCGAGCACATCAATTATATTCGTCAGTTGTACCGCGAAATGAAGCTGGCCGAGCGTAAGGAGCAGACCGAGCACATGAAGCGTCATGTGCGTGAGCTTCGGTCAGATCTGAATTTAGCGCGTAAGTATCAGGAGCCTGTGAATCCCCAGCCAGGCAAAACACGCGAGTATACCGTTTTCTATGGCGAATATGACATCTTCGATAATCTCGAGGTCGTTGGTGAAGACTACATTTGGCAGATGTATAGGGATTCTCCTCCCTTGGTATGGCGTACCGCATTCCTCAACGAACGTCTTCTGAAGGTCGAGAACGGTTTTTATTCGGCACTGGAGGATTTGGTACATTTCTATATACCTTCTGACAGTGGTCGTATGGATTCCCTTCCTCGCAACTGGAAATCCCTCGTTGCCACCTCCCGGAATTGTTTGGGCGATGATGATGTGAACTTTGCCACTTCGCTTCACATTGCCTTTGATGCTAACTCGGCCATCAGCAGCGCGGTCGTTGGCCAGCTTGACGGACGTACGATGAAGGTGCTGAAGAGCTTCTTCGTAAAGACTCCTCTCAAGCTGCCAGAATTGGTGCAGAACATCTGCGACTACTATCAACCCAAGCTCTCTAAGAAGATTACATTTTATTTTGACAGCACCTTCACCTGGACCGATGCCCGTAGTGGTGAGAGCTATGCCGACATTATCTGCCGTGTATTCGAGGAGAACGGATGGGAGGTCGCCATGGTATATGTGGGTCCTCCTCCCCGTCACGACTGGAAGCATGAACTCATCGACCTCTCCCTGAAGGGCGACCCTACCTATCTGACTATTCGTTTCAATATGGTCAACAACGAGTTCCTGAAGATAGCCATGGAGCAGACCGGTGTGAAGCAGGGGCGCAACGGTTTCGAGAAGAACAAGAGCGTGGAGGGTACACCCGACACGGCCGATAATCCTGATGAATACAAGACCCATATCACCGATGCGTTTGATACGCTGTGGTATGGTATGAACTTCTATTTCGAGGAGGGTAGCAGCAGTGGCTATGTTCCGCTGTTCCTTGGTAAGAAGCGTTGATTGCAGGCCTCCAAGTTCCAGTACTTTGGGCTAAGTACTGGAGTACTGGCTCGTCAGTATTCGAGTACTTACAGCCAAGTATTCCTTTGCCGTAGGCATGATAATTTTTTATCACAGGTATGACAAAAGATAATCACAGGCATGATAAAAATTTATCACCGAAGCGAAAAAATCCCCCAATCCCTTTGCCAATTCAAAAAATATCCCCACCTTTGCAGTGCTTTCCCATATGACTGAGGCGGATTGACACCCGCCACTCAAAAATCGCGCGGGATTTTTTATGCCCGTACATGCAGTGCCCATATAGGCCACAGGTCGCTATATCTGCACTATAAAAAGGATTCGAGTTCCGTCCCTCGCGGTCGCTTAATGGCACCGCTGCCTCAGTCAAGGTGGAAAGCAGAGGGGAGCGGAACTCCTTTTTGTTTCCGTATGTATAACTTTTAATGCTTTCCTAAAATGACTAACGAAACCATTGAAATCCGCGAGAGTGAAAACCGAGTGACTAACTTTGCCGACGCGATGACTCGCAGTGAGGTGCAGCGCCTCTACGACAGAGAGATGAAGATGCTCCGTGAGGACGGTACGCACCACTTCCACGAGTTCCAGCGTGCACGCAGCCAGGCCTGCCGCTTCTTTGCCACCGAGGAGCGCGAGCTGAAGCGCAAGATCCACGAGCTGGAGATGCAGCTCATCACTGCCCGTGAGCGCAGGCACAACATTATCGGTGATGCCCGCGACTCCTACGAGGTGCGCTGCATCGCCAACCGCGAACGGCGCGAAGATCTGCGTCACCAGTACAACCTCCGTATGGTGGAACTCGCCACCGAGAAAGGAGGTGGCTTATGATGTCCATGTCTATGAAGTCTGCCATTCCCGTTGTCGCCAAACAAAACTAAGTCGCCGTAAGACATGCAAAAAAGTAACACAGCCGTGCCTCCCTCCGGGGAGGCTTTTTTTTTCCTGCGAAACCTCCGAACCGCGGTTACAGGCCATTCTGGCGCATAAATACGGTGTCCCCGGATAGCGGTTCGGAGGTTTCGCAGGGTTGTCTCACAATGAAAAAGTCAAAACGCTGAAGCTTAAAGGGTTAGATTGGGAAAACTGCAAAATTTTCCCATTTCTCTGCCTTGGCACCACGCACCGCCCTAAGTCGTAACCTTCGATTGAAGTTTTCATTTTTCTCTTATATGCTGTGTAAAATCGTACGCATCCGCCCCCTCGGGTGCATCGCCTGCGCGATGCCCCTCGTAATCTTCGCTCGAAAGTTTTTTTTCGTGCGAAGATTTGTCCTTTCGTGCGCGGTGGCGCGTATGTACATTTGTGCCACAAACGTAACCGATATGATGGAGTATATAGAAGTGATAGTGTCGTTCGTCGTTGGTGGCGGACTGACCACCGTGCTCACTGGCCCCTCGATAAAGGCGAGGGCGCGGGCCGATGCCATGAAGTCGATGCAGGATGTGTATCAGGAGATGATAACCGACCTGCGCAACAACAACGAGGCCAACAAGCGTGAGATGAACTGTGAGATAGCCTCGCTGCACAAGAAGATTGACGAGCAGGCTGCTGTCATTGGCACCAACACGAACGAGATAAGCCGGCTCAACGGTGTGATATCGCACTGGGTGTGCTACAATGACGGCTGTGTGAAGCGCAACAAGCAACGCCCCAAGAAGCCATGACACGATACGCCATACTCACACTGCTGTCGCTGCTGCTGCTCTCGGGCTGCCGCACGAGACGTGAAGCACAGCCCACGGTGGACGTGCTGGCCTGCGTGGGGACCGACACGAGCAAGGTGCAGAACGAACGGACGGACACGACTCGTGAGGAGACCACATCGGAGGGCGGCATCACGGTGACCGAGGAGACAGTGATCACGTATGACTCCACAAGGCAGCACTGCGTGACCGTGTCGCGTCGCATCGATATCCGTTGGAAGGCCGACCTGCAGTCGTTGATAGCGCACACCTCGCGCACGCTCACCGACAGCACCACCAAGAAGGTAGACCTCGACATCGAAGCTGAGCAGCCTGCCGTGGAACCTGAGCCGAAGCGCGGTGGCTGGCTCGACACGCTGAAGTGGATAGCCCTCGTGTTCTGCCTCTATGGGGCGATAATCATACTGAAGTTTCTGAGTGGATTATGGAAAAGCTGATACGACACAAGGATATGTGGGCACAGATGAATGCCCACGACAAGAAGGGACGGCCAGTGCCGTTCGATATGGAGTTTGTGAAGGTGAGCACGGGCGAGCTGGTGCGTTGGGAGGGCTGTTGGCTGACCTCGTTCCATGCCAAGGGTGACACCATCAATGTGCAGTGCCCGGGCGAGAATCACCCGAAGAAGGTGCACCGGCTGCTCATCACACGGTTTAATGGAGCGAAAGTTTATTTATAGATACTATGGCAAAGAAGAAGCAAGAGTTCAGTGCTGACGACCACGACAGATATGTAGTGCTGCGTGGCGGTGAGATCCTGGTGCTCACCATGGACACTACGGACGTGGTGACCGATGTAGATGTGGAGGGCGTCCCCGTGAACCATCCGGATAGGGGGAGTGAGGATCCTATCCTGTTTGTGCCTCGTGGCCGCGGCAACGACCTCCCTTATGAGGTGATGCGCAGCGTGCTGAAGAACGTGACCGTATCGGCCAATCTGGAGTTCAAGTGTGCGGTGACCTATGGCGAGGGGGTGCAGGTGTTGCGCAGGTTCCGCACCGAGTCTGGCAAGATAGAGACCCAGGAGGTGTTGCCTACCGAGGAGCCTGAGGTATTCGAGTGGCTGGAGAAC